GAGTCCAAGAAGAAAGCGGTGTACGTCCGCAATCCGAAGGGCACTGTGATAAAGGTTCGCTTCGGTGATCCAAATATGGAGATCAAGAAGGACGATCCCGAGCGGCGGAAGAGTTTCCGAGCGAGGCATAACTGCGATACAGCGAAAGATCCTACGAAACCTAGAACTTGGTCCTGTCGGGCATGGTAGATTTATGAAGAAGAAATCGAAGTTCAGCAAACTGGCAACGCAACTCAAGAAGGAGGGCGCGGATGATCCCAAAGCTCTCGCGGCATACATTGGTCGCAAGAATCTTGGGGCCGCAGAGTTCATGCGCCGCGCCGCAGCCGGTCGAAAGAAGGCTAAGTGATGATCTCACTCATTTCACGAGTCCGCGCCGCATGGGCATTTGGCCGGCATCAATGCTGGGTCGATGCGCTTCCTTGGAACAGGGATGACGCGACCACTCTCAACAACTTTTTCAAGAGCGAGACCGGAAAAAAGTTCAAGGACGCTCTCCTGAACACTGTTCTTATGCAGAACGCTTCTGCCATTACGGACAGAAACCATTTGCAATACTCCTCTGGATTTGCAATGGGTCAGGCCAGTCTTGTGAAGGTCATCGAGATGATGGCCGACCGAGAATCAATTACGGGACAGGAAGATGATCCGGATTCTGTCACGAATACATAGGATCAAAGTTGCGGTTGCTGCGTCTGTGCGGACCAGCAAACGAATACAAGCACAATATGTCAGATGAAACAATGAGTGCCGATGCGATGCTCGCCTTGGCCACAGATCACGATGCTGGTGTCGATATCGACAGCCAACCAACGGGGCAGACTCAAAACAAAAACGAGTCAGCTTCGGTTGAGCAAGACTCCTCCAATGAGAAGAGTGCCAGTAAAGAGGTTGATGGTGGCGAGCAAGATGATGTAGGCACGAGCAAGAGTTCAGAGACCGATTCAAAGGCCAAGCAGAAGGAGGAGAAGCCGAAGGATCAGAAGAGCAAATTCGCCCAGGATCAGAATCGAAAGACCAAGACCTGGGAACAAATCAACGCTGAGAAGGAGGCTATCAGGGCCGAACGCGAGGCGGTGAGGCGTGAACGGGAAGAGTGGAGCAAGCAACGGGAGCAATCCAGTGTTGCTGATACCAATTCTTTTCGGGACGAGAAGGGTTACACTGCTGAGGATTACGAGGCTGCGGCCAAGGAATTTGATGCGGATGGTGACTCTCAGTTGGCCAAGGCAGCGCGAGCCAAGGCTGATGGCGTCCGTAAGACCGTGAGTGTGAAGCAGCAGCAAGTTCAACAGGAACGCTTTAACAAGGCGTGGGCTGACAACTATGGCCGACTTTCTGAGAAGGAAGTGTGGCTGAAGGATCAGTCCAGTCCTGAGTACAAGCGAACGGTTGAATTATTGCAGCGTGTTCCATTTCTCACTGGGATGCCGGATGGACTTGTCCATGCGGTAGAATTGATGAAGCTCCAAGATACTGCGGGTAGATCTCAGTCGCTTGAGTCCGAGAACAAGGCTCTGAAAGAACAGCTCAACAAGCTCCAGCAGAAGACCGCCATTGGTAAAAGCGTTCCGGCAGGACAACTCAAAGCAGAGGAAAAGGATTTTTCCAAGCTATCCCAGAAGGAGCAAAGGGATGCGCTCATGCGAGCGACACGAGAGTTCGACCGGGAAAGCAACCAATAGCACAACCACAACTAAAATATGGCAGGCATTACTTCTTCATCCACACTAACCAGTCAGTTCCAGAACTTCTTCAGCAAGGAGCTGCTCTCGATCGTCCAACAGGAGACGATTCTTGATCAGTTCTCCATGAAGGCTCCGATCCCCAAGAACAACGGCAACAAAGCCATCACGATGTTCCGCTTTGGTGCGCCGAGCGTTGCTGATGTTAAGACGTTGACTGAGGGTACGGCGATTGGTTCCGCGAACTACCGCGCTCTTGTTCTCAACAGCCTCAGCAAGAGCCTCGCTCAGTACGGTCAGGTGATCGGATTGACCGACATCCTCCGCGCTACGGACCTGTTCAACTCACTCCAGCAGGCCACCAAGACCTCCGGTCTGGACATGGCCCTCTGGGTTGACTCGGTCATTCGTAACACCCTGATCGGTTCTAACCTCACCGCCAGCGGTTCCTCTATCGGTTCCGCCGCCGAGGGTGCTGGTACGTTCGATAACTCGGATGCTTGTAACACTGCCGCTTCTTCCGGCGGTATTAAGGTGTACGGCAACCCTGCTACGCTGACCACTCAGACGTTCTCTGGTCTGAACAGTGCGACCACTGCTGCCGACGCCACGATGACCTCTTCGGCTGTCTTGGATTCCATGACTCGTCTGAAGCGTAACCGCGCTCCTATGATCAACGGTGGCTACGTCCTGGCGACCGATCCCCGTGTTACCCGTGATTTGATGCGCGATGCCGATTGGTTGAACGCTTCCAACTACGGCAACAAGGGTACCCCGTTCTACAAGGGCGAGGTGGGTTCCATCTACGGTTGCCGCGTTGTCACTCAGACCAACTCGTTTGTCAGCACCGGCTCTGCCACTGCCGCTGATGAGTTCATCTATCAGGCTTCCGCCGCGGGTGGCGGTCTGGCGGTTAGCAAGGACATCATCGCCTCGTTCTTCTTCGGTAATGAGGCGTTCGGTATCCCTGCCTTGACCGGTGATGATCCGTTGTCCCCGAAGGTTGTGATCACCGATACCCCCGACAAGAGCGATCCGTTGAACCAGCTCGTCACCGTTGGTGTGAAGCTGTACTTCGCCGCTCTGCGTTTGGCCGCTGGTAACACTGCCTCGACCGCTAACCCGGTCTGGTACTTGGTGCATCGTACGAAGACCTCTACCACGCTGTAATATGCGACCTAAGACGGCCACCATCATGGTGATTGCCGTCGGCCCAAAGGGGCATCGTCGAGAAATCGGTGGTGCCCCTTCTCATTCCGCTTGCGGATGTGATGAGGCTGACAACAATGCGCCAATGATTGCAATTCCAGTCGAGGCTCTTTCCACTGACACGGAAGATGGCCAACAGGCTTCCCCAGAGGTTGGTGATGAAGTTCTACTCGATGATGTGCGGGGTATTCTTCGCAAGCTTGAGAACGGCGAAGCTTACGTTGAAATTAAGACCGTGAACGGTATGCCCGCTGAATACGAAAACACGGGAGATGATGCCATGGAAGCAAAGCAGACTATGGATGAAAAAGGCATGCGTAAGATGGCCATGATGCACGACGGCGAGATGGAGTCCTAACATGCCGATCTACACCTTCGAGAACAAAGGCAAGTCCGTGGAGCAAATCGCTCCAATGGGAACCGATTCTCTTGTTATCAAGGGTGAACGCTGGACGAGGCAGCCGGTAGCCCGCTTCGGGGTTACCGGTTTTGCCCGCGAAGCCGAACTCAAGGACAAGGTGAAGCAGGGCTTTAGCCGGATGGAAGACCGGCAGGGAACCCGCTTCGAAAGCACTTTCAGCAAGAAACAAATTCGCAAGATCTGGGACATATGAGCATAGAAACTAACAACGCCATTGAATACTCGATGGGCAATGCGGGCTTCCAGCTCGTGACCTCTACCGCGTTGACCACTGGCCCATTCGTTGCGATCACCACGATTGCCGTCACCACTTTCACTTCGATCACCGGTAATGGAATCAGCGGCTCTTGGTCCACAGCGGCTATCCCCGCTGGAATCACGCTTCCTGGGCCGATTACGAGCTTCCAGATTTCCAGTGGTCAAGTGGTCGCGTTCAACGGAATCATCAGCTCCTAACCGTGACACTCGCTCTTGGAACACGATTGGCTTCGAGTGGGTCTGGCGGAAACGTTACGCCCGCCGATCTGCCGATCGTGCGCCGGGATCTATTGCAGGAAGACGAGTTCTTCGTACTGCAAGAGGATGGAACTGGGAAGATCGTGTTGTCTTTTGGCACCTACGATCGAATGGCAACTGAACAGGGCACCGATCTCATTTTAACCGAAGCATCCGACAAATTCATTCTAACCGTTTACTGACCTATGGCAGACACAAAGATTACAGCACTGACGGCGTTGACCGCCGCTGATCCGGCTAATGACGTTATCCCTATCGTTGATGTCAGCGATACTACGATGGCGGCATCTGGTACGACTAAGAAGATCAGCGTCAACAACATCCTCGGAGCATCCGGCACCGCCACCCTCGCCTCCGCCGCCATCACCGGCGCGGCTACGGTGGGGACGACGCTGGGAGTGACTGGTGTTTCGACGTTAGCATCAGCAACGATTACTGGCTTGGCTACGGTGGGGACGACCTTTGCAGTTGGAACCGTAACACCTGACGTTTTTGGACGGTTCTACACTCGTTCAATAGGATTCAATTCCAGCGGCACGACTGGGTTGCAGATAAATGGCACAACCTACGGTACAATAGATTTAGGTTCCAATGGAGTACGCACTTTCGGAATTGTAGGAGGTGCGAGTGACGTAAATATTTCAACCGTCACGAATATTCCGATGAATTTCAACATCAACAGTGCGACCAAAATGACGTTGAACACGGCTGGAAACCTTGCGTTCCAAACCGGCAAAGGAATCGACTTCTCCGCTGTTACCGGCGGAACCGGAACGGCTACTGCGAACGTACTGAACGATTACGAGGAGGGGACGTGGACGGGGACGTTGAAGGGAGG